AGATTTTTAACAAGTACACGACGGTAGTAAGTATTGCTACTTGCAGTAATTCTACCGAGACCTTGAGTAGCACCTTCTGCGAATGGATTAGCAACAAGTCCATAACGAGTCTTAAATCCAATTTTTGGTTGGAAACTATTCTCACCAACGGCACGAACCATCTGTAAAGGTACATAAGGACAATAGAATAGTCCAGCGTCATAAGGAGAAGAACCCTTATAACCAACAACATAATATTGGTTGGAACTTACGTTCGCAGCATAAGGATCAATATATACGCGGAACTTGCCGAGTAGAACACCGGCAAAGGTATTACCAGTGTCGTCTACATTGAGGTTCGCATTTAGAGCAGGAGTGTAATCAAGTACACCAGCCATGCTTAGAGCAGAGGCAACATCAGCGGAACACATGATAACATTACCCTTCCCTCTACGAGTTTGCTGGGCGATAGCGTTAGCATCACGCTCAATCTGGAAGAGTAGACCCTTGAACTTCTCAACGCTCCAACGACCGTTTGAGTCAACATCAAGGTCAAATACACCAGCAGTTGCTACATTTGCTTCAGCACCAGGCTTAGCAACTTTGTAGATGGTACGAATTACTTCTCTATTGATTTCTGCAAGGATTTCAGTAGAAAGAATATTCGCAAGTTCTGCCTCGGCGTTTAGACCGTGAATTGCCTTGAGGTCTTGAGCGAGTTCAAGTGAATACTCGGCCTTTAGTGCTCTTGACTTTGCTTCAACTAGAACTTTCTCAATAGAGAAGTTCATTTCGTTGAACTGAGGACCACCATCTTGACCTAGTGCTTCAGAATCGGCAGTCTGCATACCTTGACCAGTTGTATAAGACAACTGACCATTAGGATTAAGAAGACCTGGATTGTCATTAGAAACACCATGAGCAACGCTTGCATTGGTAGTACCGAAACCTACAGAAGCACCATCATCTACTGCACCTGTATAGTTACCTTGAGTTGCACTACCATTGCTGTTCTGAGCAGAGAAAGCAGTATTTACTTCGTTGTAGAAGGTCTCATTATCACCAGTGCGTTGATCACCATAGCGTGAACGCATAGCAAAGATAAGACCAGTAGGTCCTGTCATTGGTTGAACGCCAGCGAGGTCATAAGCGACCAAGTTAGGCATTGAACGACGAATTAGTGAGATTAGAACTGGATCAAAACCTGCAACTGGACCACCAGGAGTGGATCCACCACTGAAACCACCAGTTCCAGCAGACATAGTTGGAGCTTCAGTAAGGAATTCTCCGTGTGAGAAAGAATTCTGCTCTCTTAAAAATTTTTCTTGGTTTTCTAGCAAGACAGCGGTTACAGCCTTTCTGTGTGAATCTTTGATGGGATCAAGACCATCATAGTTCAGAAGTGGTGCCCACTTTTCTTGCAATTTTTCTGATTGAAACATTGCTTTTTACCTTTGTAAAATTGAAATTGTTTTTGTTTGATTTAATATTGAATTCAGCGTTTTGCAACTGCCGAAAGAGTTCTTAAGTAAGCATTCATTGAATCTGAGTGATACTCAGGTGCAATGTCTACTCCTTCAGATAATGTTTCCGTTGTTGCTGATGGAGAAATTATTCTTGAAGGAAAATATGATTCCTTTAAAGTCTCCAATTTTTCACGATATTGTGATTCACTTTCAAACTCAACACTTTCGGAAAGTGAAGCGAGCTTTTCCTTCTGAGTGAAAGCAAGTCCCTCAGAAATTTCATCAAAGATTCTATCAGCAACCGACTCAGAAAGACGCTTGTTGAGTGAAATATTCTTTTCAATTTGCTCGTTGAGTTTAGTCTCCATATCATCAAGTTTTTCTACCATACCTTCAAGCACATTATATTTTTCTTCAGGGATTGATACATAATGTTCTTCAAAAAGTTGCTTAAGACCACCAAGGAATGATTCAGTTAGTTCTTCCTTGAGACCTGTTTCAATAGCAAGAGCGTTTTCATTTACCCACTCTTCAGAAACATATTCTAGATAAGCATCTAAACGCTCTTCTAGTTCTTCTTTAATTACTTGAACTTCTTCTACGAGTCTTTCTTCGTATTGAACTTCAAATGCTTCACGAATTTCGCTAACTTTAGAACGAAGAGCAGACTCAAAAATTGTTCTTGCTTTTTCTTGGAATTCTTCTGAAAGATCTTCCCCGTAAAGTAGAGCGTTGACATCTTCTTCAATGTCAAACTCTTCTTTCATTTCATCTTCGTCCTCATCATCTTCGTCCTCATCATCTTCTTCATCTTCATCTTCATTCTTGGACTTTTTCTTATCTTCTTTCTCTTCTTCAGAGATTAAATCTTCATCTTCAGAATCTTCTTCTGAAATTAGATCCTCATCATCAAGTTCTTCTTCTTCCTTTACGGCATCAGATTTTTTTAGACCCTTCATTGGATCAGCAGATTTAGCACCTTTATTTACTACATCCTTAACCTGCTTAAGACACGAACCAGCATCTTTAAGTTTTGCTGAATCATCATCGGACTTATAATTTTCTGGTGTAGGACCACCTAAGTCTTCCCAACTGCCAGTTTGACCATCAGGAATACCTGTAGTAAGCTTCTGCATAGGATCTGCTGATTTAGCGTTGGCATTCACAGCAGTTTTGGATTGCTTTGTGCCTACTTCCATTTCCTGTAAGTTTTTACCACGAGACATTTGTAACTCTCCGTTTAACCTTTGTTAATAACTATATTTATTTATAATTAAATAAATTACAATGAATTTAAGAACTCATTGAATAATGATAGCTTATACTCTTCAAGAACATTTTGATCGACAAGAGTATTAATTTTTCTTTTTGTGGAGTCTGCGAATTTTTCACGAAGAACTCCACCGGACCAAATCCACTCTTTTCCTTCAAATATTCCCTGAACAAAAGCATCAGGAGCAGAAGGATCCGCTACAATATCGGCTGCAGTAGCAAGCATAAAATCTTCACCTACTTCTTTATATCCATTACGATTTTCTATAAGGGAACCAATACCACGAGATGAAACTCCAAGACAAACTCCCTCTTTAAGTAGAG